ATGAAGAAAACTTATCCGTCCATTCCGGGATTGGAACCGGACGCGTGGAGCAATGACGCCTGCCGTGGTTATGTGATTATGGCAATGCATGACTGTGGCTTCTCCCATGAGGATATTCGCCGTGTGGTACGGCAGCTTCACGAAGCCTTTGACTTCCATACCATCAACGAGGCCGAGCAAAAATATTATCATGGGGACTATTGACCTCGGGCCATGTTGGCCCGAAGCTGGGGAAAGCTCAAAGAGCGGCACCTTCCGGGGTGCCGTTTTTTGATGTTTCCCCATTCGGACAAGAGGGAGACTGGTCGGCATTAACCTATACTGGAAAAGGGAGGTTTTCAATGGTTCAAGCTGTTACATACCAAAGCGATAAGCAATCTGTTTATTTTCAAGGCAAACTCATTGTGCTGGAAAACCTGACGCCGATACTCTCCCCGGAGGAAAAGAAGAAGCGAAAAAGAGAAATCGAAAATAACCTGTACGATATATTCAGCAAGTACGGGGACAGGTTTCGCTAATCAATCGCAACATTGTCGTCCGGGGCTGCTAATGGTATAATATAGTTGTAAGGTTGGTAGCTCCATTCCATACGGAAAGGAGCCCAATATGGACATTATCAGAGAAGATTGTATTTACGCAAGGCAGTCAGTAGACCGAAAGGACAGTATCAGCATTGAAAGCCAGATTGACTTTTGCAAGTACGAACTGAAAGGCGGGAGCTGTAAGGTATTCAAGGATAAAGGCTATTCCGGGAAAAACACGGACAGGCCGGAATTTCAAAAACTGCTGGGAGAAATCCGAAAAGGCAGGGTACGGCGGGTAATCGTCTATAAGCTGGACCGGATCAGCCGCTCCATTCTGGATTTTGCGAACATGATGGAGCTGTTTCAAGAGTACGATGTGGAGTTTGTTTCCTCCACTGAGAAATTCGACACCTCGACCCCGATGGGACGGGCCATGCTGAATATATGTATCGTATTCGCACAGCTTGAACGTGAGACAATCCAGAAGCGCGTGACGGACGCCTACTATTCCCGGTGCCTGAAAGGCTTTCACATGAGCGGGCAGGCTCCATATGGTTATCAGTTGGAGCCGACAGTGGTTGAAGGTATCCGCACAAAAAAGATGGTTGCCGACCCCGTAGCCGCCGACCATGTACGACTGATGTTTGAGATGTACGCCGAGCCGGAAACCTCTTTCGGAGACATTACCCGCTACTTTGAGGAACAGGGTATCAAGATTTACGAAAAGTCAATGGTTCGGAGTTTCCTTTCCCAGCTTTTACGGAACCCTGTTTACGCACAGGCCGACTTGGAACTATATGAGTTTTTCAAGAGCCAGGGCGCGGCGATTGTCAATGACGCTTCCGATTTTGCCGGAACCAACGGCTGTTATCTCTATCAGGGCCGTGATGTAAAGGAGGATAAGGACAGGTGCCTGAAGGACCAGATACTTGTGATTGCCCCACACGAAGCACTCATACCGTCTGATGTTTGGCTGAAATGCCGGAAGAAGCTAATGATGAATAAGACCTTTCAGCAAGGCCGCAAACCCAAAAATACATGGCTTGCCGGAAAAGTCAAATGCGGGCGTTGCGGATATGCTTTGAAAGCAACCCATGTTCCGAACAGTCCGGGATATTTCCGCTGTACAAAACGGGCAGAAAATAAGGGCTGTCCGGGATGTGGGAAAATCCGAAAGACTGAATTTGAAGAATTTATCTTCAATGCCATGCGGAAAAGATTTAAGAATTTTCAAGTCCGGCATGACAGGGAAGAAAAAGTAAATCCGAAACTGACCGCCCATCAGATCGAGCTTGCACAGGTCGAGGCTGAAATTGAAAAACTGCTTGATACACTGACCGGAGCCAATGCGACACTGCTTGCCTACGCCAACAAAAAAATTGAAGAACTGGACACTCGCCGCCAGACTATTTCAAAGGCGATTGCAGAATTGTCCGTTGAAACAATGTCGCCCCAAAAGGAACAGGAGCTTTCTTATTTCCTTGACCACTGGGACAGCATTGACTTTGAGGACAAGAGAAAATCCGCTGACGGCCTGATTATTTCAATCAGCGCAACCAGCGACCACGTTCAAGTAGAGTGGAAAATCTGAACACTCTTGATTTTGCCACTCTACTTACTTTCAAATCTAACATTTCTTTTTAATCTTGTTTGTACCCCTTGTACACCGATGCTTAAAAAATGGATTGATACTCCGGAACTGGAGAAAAACCAGAAATTCATTGCGGATTGGCACTATTTTCTGAAGGATACGCAGTATATGCTTCAGAAGCCGGAGAATGAGGCGAGGAGAAAAGAAATCAGTATGTATATATTGACGAGCTTCTATATGATAGAGTATCGGGAAAATGAAGACTTCTATGCACAGGTGGAGAGAAGAATGAAACAGGGGAGGGAGAGTGTTGGTACGGGGGCGTTTTAGAAAGGGCCTCTGGCAGAATGCGGGATTCTGCGTGAGCCGGGGACTGAGGTAATTAAGGATAGAGTGTAAAAGGAAACCCAAAGCAAGTAAGATTTTGGTGCTGTGGGCTTCCTTTTCTCTATTACTTCCGGCTTTTGGCATGTAAAAGCGATTCAGGCAAGGAGTTCATATATTCCCAGGGCGGCCAGAATCAGGCCGGAGATGAAGTCGGCGGACTGGTCGGATATGTGTGGGACTTTTGTTTTACCAATCAGGTTGCCTGCATATAGGAAGATGACGGACACGACCAGGGACATGACAGCGGTAGGGAGTAATTTCAGTCCCGTTATGCTGGCTCCGATGCCCATGCCGAAGTTATTGATGGATAAGGCAAGGCCAAGGAAAAGCCCCTCCTTCATGGTAAGCAGGGAGGCTTTCGCAGGTACATTGTTTTGGGTTCCGGAACCGCATTCGTTCGACTTTACTTCAGCCTTTTTGATTTTTTCCCGGATATAGCTGAAAAAAGATTTTATGATATAGTAAAGGCCGAGTCCGATCAGAAGAGCACATCCTATGGCCTGTGTGGAAGAGGCCGGCAGAAACTGTGAGATTTGTGTGCCCATCAGTATGGCAATCACGGTGCCTGTCAGTGTCACGAGGCTGATGACAGTGCTCTTTAAAAGGTCGATATTGGATTTTTTGATTCCATAGGACATACCGACAATGAAGCTGTCTATATTTGCAGAAATTGCGAATAGAAGTGATGAGATTAGATGCATAATCTGCTCCTGACATCATAATTGTTGTTTGTATTCAGTATATTCAGAAGTATTTGTTGCGTTCATGGCGCATAAACTATTAAGAGTTTATCCTGGAAGGCGTCCAAATTTATGCGTAAACGATTGATTTCCCCGTTTGGGATTACTGTTGAAATTCTGCTGCTGTTTCTGGTTCTTTCTATCTGGCAGGCCGGGGATGCAGACGGAGAGAACGGGTGGAAGATAAGCAGAGGAGGTATTTCAGACAGCATTTCTGTCAATGCACAAAGCGGAACAGGAACCGGCTATTGGGAGAATGAAGTACAGAGAGAGGAGACGGAGCAAGGGGAGACACAGGAAGAAGATACACAGGCAGATGATTCACAGGGAAAGAACGGACAGGATCGAAATACGAAGGAAGAGGAGAAAAAAGACTTTATTAAATGGGTGGAATTTAATGTAACTTACGAAGCATTGAACAGGGCCTATACATATGATGTGGAAACCTATGAGGAGGACGTCCATCTGAGCTGGGTGGAGCTTCTGGCCTACCTGGGCGCGAAATACGGTGGGGATTTTACACGTTATTCGGAGCGTGATATGACAGAAGCTGCCGAAAAACTGTTGTCGGGCGATGTGACCATGGAAGAACTGACTGCAGGCATGCAGTATTACGGGTATTACCGGGAAGCGTACGGAGCTGTCCTGGATGGAATGGTAGGCGAATATGAGATTGAACGGCCGGCTGGGGAAGGGGCAGATAAAAAGGTCTGGAAAAAGTATTACGGACTGAAAGCTTACTGTCCAATTGCGAAGACATTTCCCTATTCGGATTACGACGACTTCGGGGTGTCCAGAAGCTATGGTTATCGGAGAAACCATCTGGGGCACGATATGATGGGGCAGGTGGGTACACCAAGAAGAAAGATATGCAGAACCTAGAAAGAGATTTCTAGGTTCTTGTCATTTAACACGCATCTCTTTACAGTGCGACGAATAAGCTCGTTTTTTTCTTTATATTCCATGTCGTCGAAATTGTCAAGTAAGTAACAGATATTTTTATATATTTCTTCTCGTTCTTCTGTTTCTGATCGCTCTTTATTGTCCCGTAATTCCTCAAGTTGTAACTGGTTTTTGAGAGTATTAAGTTTTTTATCAAGATTCTCTATTTGCTGGACAATATACTTTGCAGCCGTTGAGGTCACATTTTCTTGGAGCTGGCGGGTCAGGTTCTCAAGTGCGGATTCGGTAGAGCGGATATCCTTTTTAAGGGCATTGATATCGGTAACACTGTGCTGATTATGCTGCGGATGCACAAATTCCTCATCAATTCGAATTGCTTTCAGCTTATCTATAAAAAGATTGTCGATGGTATCAATTTTCACAAAATCAGCGTCACAATAATTTATTCCTTCTCTGTCCCTGGCAGGACAAAAATAGTAAGCAAACATTCTCTGATTTTTTATATACACACGGTTCTGCATAGTCCTTCCACATCTACATTTTAAGATTCCCCTCAGGATCCCGACCTCATGTTTTAGTGTACGGACTTGCTTATTTTGTCCGAGGCGTTCTTGTACAGCTATCCAATCATTTGCAGGAATAACATAATCATGGATGCCCAGGGCTATGATCCATCTATCCATATCTAATTTCTTCTTGTTTTCCGTTCCCTGCGTGCGTCCGTAGCCGATAAGCCCCTTTGTCCCGTCAAAAAGTCTCTTATCAGGGAGAGTGCAGCCCTTGCCATGTAAGTAATAAAATGCCTGCAAATCAGCTTGGCAGTATACCGGGTTCGTCAAAATCCCGTATATCTGTGAGGTATTTAAAAACTTTCCTGTCTCACTGGTAATACTATGATCTCGGCAGTATCTCTCTACCCGGGTGATAGGGTACCCTTCCAGGATCAGTTGGTAGAGCAGCTTTACACGGCCTATGGTTTCCTGATTGACTATAAGGTAAGAGTGTTCTTTACCATCCACCTTCTTTCGAATGGAGGTCATTCCGGAAGGAAGGTGCCCGCCAGTCCATTTCCCAGAGGCTCCTAACTGCTTCATATTATCGCCTACGCGCTCTGACGTGTTCTCACGCTCAAGCTGAGCGAAGGCAGCCAGAATATACATTACTGTGCGCCCGATCGGCGTGGAAGTGTCAAAAGACTCTTTCACAGAGACGAAAGAAACGTCATGATCCTGCATGGTATCGTACATAGCGGAGAACTCTTTTACATTACGGCTGATTCGGTCAAGTTTATATACCATTACGACATCCAACTTATTCGCCTTCACGTCCTGCATCAACTGCTGGAAAGATGGGCGATTCGTATTCTTTCCAGAAAAGCCCTCATCCTGATCATATATGAAAAACTCTAATTCTTCACCGCGGAAGATGATCCCAGCATAATCTTTACACATTTTTATCTGCACAGCAACTGAGTCGCTGTTATCCCGGTACACTGATTTTCTTGGATAGATCCCTATTTTCATATCACATTCCTCCTGTCTAATCATATTATAAAAGGGTATAAAAAATACACCCTATACAGGTGCAGAGAGTTTGTGATATAATCTATCTGCGGGATAGTTATATCGGCTGTTCTGCAGCCTGTATAGCATCTATATAAGCCGTTCGGTGTTGGTAGCACCGGGCGGTTTTATTATTTCTACGATTTTGTTGAGGTCAACAAAACGTTCTTTCGGAGCTGTTTCTAACCGTATGTGATTCCATACGTTTTTTATCTTGTATCTATTTTATCATTATTCAAGTACAGGCAATATATATAAACGTAAAAGACCCCGTATTTCTACGAGGTCCTCACATAATGAATACTGCCCGTCAGTTGTCTGAGGGCTGTGTCTTCTATACTGCCGGTTAACGGCTTTGTTTTCGTATTCATTATATACCTCAGTATATGCAATTGTCAATAAGAATATTACAGCTTATGGCCTGTGAAATGCTGAATCACCTCTTTGTCAATTAGGTCAAGTTTTTCGTTCGACAACTTAATATTGCTTAGAATATCATAGTTTGTCTTTGGGTCATATATACGAATTTTGCTAATCGTACGTACTTGTGATACGATTGCGATACTTCCGATTTTCATTTTTAGAACTTCGCTTCTCATTCGACGTAGTAACTTTTCTTCTTTGCTGGCATCCATTGTCCTTCGAACAATTTCTGACATCATTTCAGTTGCGTCATCAATGCTATTTGGAAATTCAGCTCCTAGCTTTTCTAGATCATTTATTTCATCAACAATTGCCTTTTGTAGTGTTGAAATCTTCGAGTTAAGGCTTCTGAAAAGTTCATTCCCCAAATAAATACTTCCTTTATGTAGATGATTCAAATCTGTTTTTTCTTTTACAGATGTAAGAGGTACAATAGTTACGACGGGCGAATTTTTAGAGTTGTTTTTGTCTAGGACAACGCAATAATGGAGTCCTCCTTCCTCGCTTCCGACATTATATCCAAGATGTGCTTTGATTATTTCACCTCTTTTATACCTTCTTAAACTATTTGGAGAAAAATTTGATTCGAATTCCAAAAATGTACTCCAGTCTTCCAGCCAATAGCTCAGCTTGTCTGATTTCCCCCGAGTCTTTTGATCTGTATCATTTATAAGTGATGTTATATAAGCATCCAGTTTCTTGATGGCTTTATCCTTATGCTGGATTAATTCATCTTTTGATAAATTACGCCCCATATCTTTTTTCACCTCCTTTTCTTTAGTTTCCAAGAAAACTCCACATATATGTTAAGCCATCTGGCGTAACATCAACTTATCTGTTCCTGTTGGCGCAGGGGCGGTTTTATTTATTTCGTAATTTGGTGCAGGGCCAGTTTTAATTTATTATATCATTTGGTCTTGCAGAAAAATGAAATTCAAATTGTGAACTGTCATATTCTAATCCGATAAAGCCATTAATAAAATCAGCAGTTGCTTGTCCAACCGCCTCGGAGGTGCTGTCTTTCTCCTGCATTGTTGTGTAATGGGTAAAAATGTTGTTCCACTCTTCCTCGGTTCCCCCATAATATAATTGGATTTTTTCACCTTCATCAGGATGAAAATAGGAAAGAGTATAATCATACATAACAGTCATAGTTTTGGGGAAATACACACTTCTTACATCGCTACAGTTAAATGCGCCTGTATTAAGATCAGTAATTCCTTCAGCCAATATTACTGTTTCAACTTTACTGCTTGAAAACAATGAAAAGTCAAGTAGTGAAGTAGTATATTCGATACCATCTATCGTATATACATTATTGATGACTAGGAGCTCATCATCTCCTTGATATGAATTTAGTGATATCTTATTATCTTTAATTTCATATTCAAAATCATCAATGCTGTTATATGCTGGTTCTGCATTCACAGCAGTTTTGTTTAATGATTGTGAACTTTCATTGCTATTTGTATCTGCAACAGCCATGTATAGACCCAGAATAAAAAGCAATATGAGAACAATAATTACGACCACAATGACTATAGCTTTTTGCGGAGATTTTCCGTTTTGAATTTCTTCATTCCAGACAAACCCGCAGTCATTACATTGAAATTTAACATTAGAATTATTTCGAATTTTTATATTATGGCTGCTACACTTTGGACATATATTAGTATTATAAGAATTTTTGGTGTATTTTTTGCCACAATATATGCATTCGTCAATACCTACGGGTAAGGGACGTCCGCATTGATAACAATTAAACATTTGGGGGCGCTGGTCTTCCGGCATTTCTTCCACTTCATCAGGGTCTCTGAATTCGGAAGCAGGACAACCGCAATTAGGACATTTATACGCTTTGGTACTTATTTCTTTGCCACATTCTGGACATTTAATTAATGCCATATGATCCCTCCCTCTATCTGTACCTAAACACCACAAATCATTCTTTATGTAAATGGATAAAATCATAAAAATTACTTTTAAGGATTTTATCCAGGTAAGTTTTTTTATCAATCCAAGACTTTTTCAAATCTCGGCTTTTTTTGTGAGCTTTATTAAAAGGTATCTGGCAGCTTTTCATAATTGATTCTGGAGAGCAGATATTAGCAGCCTTAAGTATAACATCTGGTGCGGCAAAATAATAGGCAAATGTATCACAATCGTCACCGTCTTTGCAGGAAATCATATAAAGGGATATGCTATCTACGGAGCCTAATTCTATTGATGCCAGAAGGCAGACAAGAGTCCATCTCACAAATGCATCTGAATTAGTATTGTTATAATACAAAAAATATTTACCAAGCCTTCGATTATATGTGGCAGCACCATAAGGGCCAAATGCACTCATAAAGTCTTCTATAGAATAGTCCAATAAATTTTGAAAAAAAGAAAATGCATAAAGGACAATATCATCCCTCGAATTTAATAGTTCAATCGGATCAACTGGTAAAGCACATACATTAAATTTCATAAGTGCATCATAAGCAGACAACTTTATAAGTTTTTTGGCCATTAATTCATCAATAAAAAACACTATACTTACACTCCATGTTACAAAGTTATAAGAATATTTTAACATTGTAGCAATGGATGTCTTACTGGTAAATTATTCCAAATTTAACCGCGTTTCTTTTCTAAATTGGATTTACTCTCTATTAATTCTTTGGTAAATCTAATGGCCTCCATATCTTCCCTGGATAAAACCGTAGTAGCGGAAGAATTATTGAGAACCTGTTCTTCTGTCACTTTTCCAAGCACTTTACCGATACATTCGATATTTTCATTGCCTGAAATAATATCATATTTAGGATTATGTGATATAAGCCCATCTTCGCCAACCTCTTTTATAAAGCATTCGTTGTTAATCATAAAGATTCCGATATCACCGATCTCTAAAACCTGCATCTTTTCCACGTAAACTTTTTCGCCATCGTAATAAGTTGGCTCCATGCTATCTCCATTTACGCCGATAATAAAATCGGCTCTTTCAGACAGTTCATTTGCAGGAACTTCTATTGTATCTGTAGGAAGGTCCTCAAAAATATATTCGCCGTTTCCAGCAGATGCAAGGTTATGGTAATACGTCATGAAGTATGTCGGGTACTCTATTATGGAACGTCCGTCTTTGTATGCGTTGCTTATCTGCTGTACTCGGCTGACTTCCCTGTCAAGTATATAGGATACCGTATCCTGCCCGTAGGCATCTAGGGAGCGGTATTTTACTATCATATCTTGTTCCAAGGTGCGGAGCCTAAAATTTTTCAGAACTTCTGGTTCATCTGTTAATCCCATTAAATAATCAATTGATACATTGAATATATTAGAAATTTGTTTCAAAAATGAACTTCCTGGATCGTTTACGGATAACTCATAGTTTCTCAATGTGTATTTAGAGATCCCCAAAAATTCTGCAAAGGACTCTCTTGTGTAACCTTTAGCTTTTCTTAATTCGATTAGTCGTTCTCCAAAAGTCATATATCCACCTCCTGTAAGCTCATTATATGAAAGATATTGCAATATGTCAACAAAAAGGTACTTAAAAAAGATACATTATTTCAAAAAAAGTATTGACAAGTATTGAATTAAGATATATCATACAACCATAAGGTATCGAAATAAGATACGAAGAAAGGAGGGAAGGTATTGAGACTCAATATTGAAGCGGAAAGGGTCCGCAATGGAATGACAAAAGAACGTTTGGCAGAAGCGTTAGGTATATCGTTAAAAACTTATTATAACTGGGTAAACGGAGAAACAGATATCCCTGGTTCAGCATTATTGAAAATGGCTAAATTATTTAAAGTGTCAATCGAATACCTACTTGAAGAAATGATTAAATCAGATAATCCGGATAAGGGGAAGGCATGAGTGGAAACAAAAAACTGCTAGGAGCGCTATTCCTAACAGTCTTTGCCTAAATTTGTTTACTCTATGTATCTTGCAGAAGTCGCTTAAGCCACCCACCCATTCACATCGCTGTGTCCAGATGGTTTACATACACGATGATTCACACAAGATAGCGCCTCATGCTTCTATGGGACACTCCTGCCACTTTCGCAGTTCTAGGTTCTGCGTAAATTGTGCCAATCGCAGGCAGGTTGCAGATTTCATTCCCTTGTGAATTCCAGAAAATTCCAGTGCTCCGTGGGATAGAAATACTTAACGTACTTTTTTACGTAGGCTACTCTACACGGCGACCTGCAATAAGAGAACTGGCAAATTCAAAAGTTTGGTCAAAGGACCAACTCCTTTCCTTACCTATTTGGCATGGGAAAATTTTACCATAATATGAAAAATATTTCAATTATAAGAATAAAGATTACATTAGAAAGCAATCTACCGCGCTACAAGCAGATGACTATTAACAGTCCATTGTATACCATGAGATTGAAACAACATCCGGCGCTCAAAGGCACTCACACATATTCGCGACTATGTGGAAACGGACTTATGTAACCAAGATAGTGCGTTACGTTACTGAATTGCGGTTCTTATGTAGTAGGCACCTACAAACCCAGAGCAAACGCTTATCATAATAATTGGCGGTTACACCTTTTATTATTCATCATGGTGCTTGGATTCGACATTAAGAAAGCTATGAGCTTTTCCAAAATGTCCACCCCCTTTCGGAACGGGCTAATTAAATTACATCGAATATCTAAATAAATTTCAATATATTAACCAGAGGAAGTTATTTAGAAAGGACGGTGAAAGATGTATCCAATTTTGGAGAGATGTTTTCGAGCAGAAACGAGGATTACATATGAGCGCAGGAATGTTAGAGGAAGGAGAGTAGTGAAGAATGGCAAGACCAAGAGGAACAGATTCAGCAAGGGTTATTCAGGTAATAGAAACTATTTCTATTCGGGGAGAAGGAACGAAAGATGATTTGTGCCGGCCAATTAAACAGTATTGGGACTTTAATGGGAATCTGATTGCAGAGAACGATGATTGTATAAAAGAAAAAGAGTAGTCGCCTACTCACTTTTCTTTCTCTCAATTTGTTTAGACTGATCAATTCCGATGATATCAGCGTAGAGTTGTTGTTGATTATGACGTTCGATATACCATTGTTGTAATAACAGTTCGATAAGTTTAATAAGCTTTTCGGCTTCAGATGGATCTATGTTTACAATAAGGTTTATGTCTTTTTCCATGTGGGCGCCGATGTTGCCAATACGACGAACACCATCTAATACAGCCCATTGATCCGTAGGAATTTTATCTTTTATAGCATCGATTTCTTCAAAAAGACTCTTTCTCGATACTTGGAAGAAATCGCGAATCATTCCTTGGAGACAACGGCGGGAAAGCGTTGCGGAGGCCTTGGGGCTAAGATTCACAATTGCACAAGCTTCTTCGTAATCATTTCGAATAGCTTTAGGAATATAGTCAGGGAATTGGATTGCTAAAGACAATGGGAAGATGGGAATTGTCTTTTCTGACATTTCGTTTCCGGTATAGTCAGCATAACTCGTGATTTTATCGCAATTTGGACATTTGTACATTCTTATTTTTAAACTATAGTCACTATCTAGTGTGTGACCAATATTACCTGCAGGTGTACGGAATTTTACATCGCTAGAAGTAAATGTTCCGGTTATTACAGGAATTGTATGATTACAAAATGGACATGTGAAGATTTCAGACATAATATTCATCCCTTTCATCATTTGTTAGGAAGATTATACCCAAAATTTACATCTGTAACAACCAAAACGTACAAGCATAAACAGCAACATAGACAATCAGCACACATACAAAGGAGAAAACCGATGGCAAGAAAAAACCTGAAAGAAGCCCGCAAGAGGGCGGGCATGACGCAACAGCAGATGGCTGACCGGCTGGAGATAGGATTGCGGCATTATAAATATATTGAATCCGGTGAGGTGGTCGGAAATATTCAGATATGGGACGAACTGGAAGATATCACTGGAATACATCAACGGAAACTCCGAGAGATTTCAGAAACTCATCCCGGCAAAGAAGATAATCAACAGAAACATTAAGAATATCAGCAATTCTTACAAGCATATCAAGAGACGGTGAAGAATGTTCGCTTTCATAATTTCTATACGTACGAATTGATATAGAAAGTTGATCAGCCATTCTTTGAGCAGTAAAACCTCTTGATTTACGAATTTTATTTAAGCGTTTTCCAAACATAGTATACCTCCTCAAATTAGTGAAAGAAATCTGCACCATAATACTTGACAGTGTAATAATTTTACACTATAATTGGGGTATAAAACAGTGAAAGAATCTTGCACTATAAAGGAGGAACCAACATGAAAATCAAAATCACAGGAAACAGATGTATAGGCTGTTACAAATACAGCCAGTACTACACGATTAGTGGGAGGGGCGAATTGGAAGCCATTGATTGTGGGTATTGTGGAATCAGGCAGTGTACAACAAGACCGGGTAACCGTTGTAAGGAGTACCGAGAAAAAAGCAACGTGGGATTGAGTGAAGAGCAGCTATTAAGGCTACAGTGGCAAAAAGAGAAGTAGTACAGGCGCAATCAGCAACTTAGACAACCAGTATCTCATATACATTAACAGGAGGTGGCGTGTATATGGCAAAAAATGAAAAGGAGTATACCTGCACAGTAGAATACACTGAAGGCTGTGAACAGCGGCTAACCGAGGCGCTGGTAGGCATATATTACCAGCGGAAAAGAGACAGGGAACTTGAAAATGTGACTGATGATAAAACCGCTTAGGCGGTAGAACGGAGGACAAGCTTAGATGGCAAGAGATAACCTGAAAGAAGCCCGCAAGAAGGCGGGCATGACGCAGCAGCAGATGGCTGAATATCTAGGTATCAGTGAGACTGCTTATCAAAATATAGAATATGGCATTTGTATAGGAAAAATAAAGCATTGGGATAAACTTGAAGACCTATTCGGAGTACATCAAAGAGTATTAAGAGAAATTAATTCTCATGCCGACAAGTAAGATCATCCAATGTAACATCAAATAGGTTTGCAAGAATGATTAGTTTTTCAATATTAGGTTCGTTTTTGCCTTGTTCGTAGTATTGATAAGCACTTACGGAAATATTAAGCCTGTCGGCAATATCTTTCTGAGTCAAAGGTGATTGTTTTCGAAGTTCTTTAAGGCGTTCATTAAATTTCATAATTCCTCCATCTGATATTGACACCAAGGTAAAGTTGGTATAATATACAGATATACCAAGTAAAAGTTGGCGTTTTAATATTTTTAATGTCTAATACTTTATTTTAACATGTAATGAGTTTTTAGGCAAAGGAGGAAGCCATATGAAAATTGAAGTCACAGGATCAAGATGTATTAGCTGTTATAAGTACAGCCAATATTACCATCGGAATTATTTAGGGGAATTTGAAGCGATTGACTGTGGGTATTGCGGAATCAGGCAGTGTACAACAAGGCCCGGAAATCGATGCAAGGCCTATAAAGAGAGAAGCAACGTGGGGATTTTAAGGTAGGGGGACAAGCCTATGTCAAAAAGAATTTCAGATAAGGATTTTGAACGTAAATCAAAGCAGACTGTCGATCTCGTAAAAGAATTCTCTTGTGAATGGTACGGTTTTGGAGAAATCCTCGAAAATGTAATAAGAGGCATGTCCGCAAACGCCGGAACAGAGTACGAGGTTGAATACACAGAGATACAGATCAAACAGATGTTGGAGTTAGCAAGGAGGATATATAAAGATGAGACGGAAGCAACGTGAACGCCCGATGACGGATCGGCAGCTGGTGAGAGTTCTGGCGGGGCTGGTAGTTGTATGGGGAGCCATGGTTGGGATCTACATAGCCATGGCATAAAAAAGTGCATATCAATGGGCGGGAACCCGATATGCACTCCAATAATTAAATATCATTTATATTATAGCAAATTCAGGAGGAATTGCAAGAATGAAACAGCCAAAAAAGTTGAGCCGTATTCAGAAAATGTTGTTAAGTCGAAAAGGCTTGGATCCAGACGAATGGCGGTTGATACATGAATCTAAAACAGATCTGCAGTTGATCCACAAGCTGACAGATGAAATAAAAACAATTCAAAAGTAGGAGGGCATAAGGTTGGCGACTGTAAAAATTAAGAGGTTAACTCTGACAGATTTTAAGGGGGTAAGGAAAGGGGAGTATGATTTTTCCAATAATACTAAAATTTCTGCGGCAAATGGTTTAGGGAAAACTACTATTGCAACCGCTTGGTATTGGCTGACCATGGACAAGGATTATGACTTAAAAAGTAATCCGAACGTCCGGCCGAATGGGATGGAAGAGTGTATTCCTCGGGTAGATGCGGTTCTTGATATTGATGGTAAAGAAATTACAGTAACAAAGCAGCAGAAAACAATTAAGAGCAAACCAGACAGCAAAGGTATTATCAAAGTTACATCTTCTAACATATATGAGATCAATAGTGTACCGAAAACTGAAAGAGACTTCAGAGAATATCTTGAGGATGAGGGAATCAATTGGGAATTGTTTCTGGCATTAAGCCATCCAAATGTATTTACCGGACAGAAAGCAACGGATATGAGAAAGATTCTCTTCAAAATGGCAAGCGCTAAATCAGATCTGGATATTGCTAATATGAAATCAGATACTATTGATATTGCTGCCTTGCTTTCACAGGGATATAAGCTGGAAGAAATTGAAGCAATGCATAAAGCATCCAAAAAGAAAGCAGAGGCTCAGGTTCGCGATATACCAAACCAGATTATCGGAATGGAAAAGAGTAAGGTTGATTATGATTCAGCCGAACTGGAATTACAAAAATCTGGTATTGAAGAACTGATCGCGGAAAAAGAAAATATGTTGTCGGATGCTGAGAGTACATTAAGCAAACATCAGGAACTGACGGACAAAATTATGGAATTGAAGTTTCAGATGAATTCCATCCAGCAACAGGCCCAGGACAAGCTAAATGCTGAAAGACGCTCAATTCAAAATAAAATTGATATTGCAGAAAAGGATTTTCATACAGCAGTACAGCGGCATAATATGATCGAATTGGATATAAAGCGGTTGGGAGATTACATAAAACGAATGGATCAAGAGCGGGCCGAACTTGGAAAAGAGTATAACAGAAATGTTAATAAGAAATTTGATGACTCAGAATGGACTTTCCCAAAGGATTCTACGCTCTGTCCGACTTGTGGCAGGGCCTATGATTCAAAAAAGATAGAATCGCTGAGATCTGAATTCGAAGCAAGAAAGAATAAGGCCGCGGAAGATTTTGATAAACGGAGACAGGATACTTTAAATGAATTGATTTCTCGTGGTAATGAATTGAAGCGCGAGTCTGCAGAAAAGGCAAAGGAGCTCGAAGCTAAAAAAGCTGAATTGGAACAGATCAAAGCAGATAAAATCAGGTTCAACAAGGAACAGACTGAGGCAACAAAAAAACTCTCAGAACTTCCAGAACGTATTGATTTGTCAGGCAATCAGGAGTATGAAATGCTTGAAAATCAGGCTGCCAGACTAGAAGAGATATTGTCATCAATGAATGACGGCGCTACATACCACAGTTCTTTAAAAAATGAACTGGATTCTTTTAGACGCGATTTATCTGAAGTAGAAAAACAGATTGCCGTTGCCGGCAGGAATATTGAGATTGATGAACAGATAGCAGATTTGCAGAAGAAGCAGCGGGAGTACGAACAGGCGAAAGCTGATTCTGAAAAGATACTCGATCAACTTGATACGCTTTCAAAGCGTAAGAATGAACTCCTTGTGGATGAAATCAACCAGCATTTCGGGATTGTGAAGTGGAAGCTGTTTGATTATAGGAAAAATTCTAAATATGTGGAGTGCTGTGTTCCGATGATTTATGACGAGAAAAGCGGTATATATAAAGAATTTTGGAACAGCATGAACACTGGCAGACAAATACAGGCACAGTTAGATATTTGTAATTCCATGCAGAAGTTTTTCAACATGAATTGTCCTGTATTACTTGATGGAGCAGAGGCGATTAATAACATATATCTTCCTAAAATGGATTGTCAGCTTATTACACTGGCTGTATCAGAAGATGAAGAATTGAGGTTTGTATATGGGGAAGTTGATTGATATTACTGGAAAGAGTTATGGATTGCTGAAAGTAGATTCTTTTGCAGAAATGCGAAGGAATGAAAAAGGGCATACAACTTCTTGGTGGAATTGTACCTGCAGGTGTGGGAAAAAGGTAATTGTTGCGAAACACTCATTAACATCTGGAAACGTACAGTCGTGTGGTTGTCTGAAAACAAAAAATAACATGGAGAGATTTACAAGACATGGCCTAAGCAAAACAAGGCTGTATAAAATCTATAGCATGATGAAAGACCGTTGCTGTAATTCTAATAGTACAGCTTATGATTATTACGGTGGTAGAGGTATTTCAGTCTGCGAAGAGTGGCAAGGCGAGCATGGTTTTGAGCATTTTTACGCATGGGCTGTACAGAACGGATATTCAGATGATTTAACTATTGATAGAAGAAATTCTAACGGAAATTATGAGCCGACAAATTGTCGTTGGATTCCGTTTGTAGAGCAGGCTAAGAACAAGCGAAATTGCCATTTGATTTACTACAATGGGGAAATAAAAACTCTTTCGGAATGGAGCAGAGAATTGCAAATTGCCAGAAGCACTATCAGAAAGCATGAAAAGATGTTTAATGGAGATGGTGAGTTGGCAATAAAGACAATACTTACAGAGTCTAACAATACTAGAAAAATTAAGGAAGTTAGGAGGATCAGAATGAATTACATTAAAGCGAAATTTTTAATAGGCGATAACCCATCCGGAAGGGCGTATACATACCGCTGCGCAGAGGAATTGAAATCCGGCGAAATGGTTATAGATGCCAAAGGAAGTAAGTTGATGGTTGTTGATGAGCTGGTGGATATGGCATGGGTGGGAACCTACGGCGCGGACAAGGTGGCAGTTGTGAAGAAATATGTCGAGCCAGTAGCTGTTGGTGAAAGAGAGGGATAGGAATGGCAAGAACGGAAGTATATACTTGCGATATTTGCAAGCAGAGCAAAAGCAAAGATGACTTAGCTAAAATCACAGTAAGGTCGGAGGGTATCAGAATAAAAGGTGTTGGCTATAACGGCATTACGATTGATATTTGCCCCGACTGTTTGAAGAAGAAAGGCTTTGTGGTTGAAGAAAAGCTGACGAAGGAAGAACAGGAGCTTGATGAAAAACAGAACAAGGCAACGTTGGAAGATAAGATTTATGAAATTCTGGAAGATATGGGCGTAGTTTTTGAAGAATAGGGAGGGATTAGATTATGGCAACAGCATCAGAAAAGAAACAGGAGTTGGCAAAGCAGGGACAGCAGCAGGCAGGGCTATTAGTAAACAATAACTTTATAGACGGGCTTGCGGCGCAGTTAAAGCAGAAACAGGAGTACGGGTTGACATTTCCGGCAGATTATAATCCCACAAATGCTTTGATGGGCGCATATCTAATATTAAAAGAAACGAACGATAAAAACGGGAAATGCGTTCTTGAAACCTGTTCACAGACCAGCATAGCCAATTCACTTATGGATATGGTAACAATGGGGCTTTCCATGCAGAAGAAACAATGCTATCCGATTGCCTACGGTGGAAAATTGCAATGTCAGGTATCTTATCACGGCAATAAAGCAATGGCACACAGATATGGGGCAAAGGACATAAATGCGGAGGTCATCTACGAGGGTGATACATTTAAGTACCATATCGAAAATGGGCGTAAGATTTTGGACGAGCATACCCAGGACTTCCAGAATATAGATCTTGATAAGATTATCGGAGCATATTGTGTAATTTCTCTTTCAGATGGAAGTACATATATGGAAGTTATGAACATCAAGCAGATTAAGACTGCATGGAAGAAGGGGTTTGGTTATAAGGAGAATGCCGGAACTCATAAAGATTTTACGGATATGATGGCAAAGAAAACGGTTACTTCCAGAGCGTGTAAGCAGATCGTGCAGCAGTATGGAGATGTTTTTGCAATTGAGTCTTATGAAAAAACTGAGGAACTTGAATCGGTGGATACTGTTGCAGCGGATGTGGAGTACGAAATAAAAACTAAAGCAAATTCCGTAGATTTTCAAGTGGAAGGACTAGAATGCGTGGATGATGCAGACTATACAGAGCCAGATGAAAAGGAAGGGGACGATTATTCTGGTGAGGAGACTATAGAAAAAGGGGTCACTCCTGATTGTTTCAAAATATAAGAAAGGAGGATGTAGGTGAAATTAAAAAATGAAAGCGAGGTGGTTTAATGCTCTTGAAAACGATAGCAAGCGGATCCAGGGGAAATTCATATGCTTTAATTGGAAAAAATGAAATTTTGTTGATTGAAGCTGGAGTAAGACTTTTGGAAGTTAAAAAAAATATTGATTTTCAAATCTCCAAAGTAGTTGGCTGTTTAATTTCTCATGAGCATGGTTAGGCGATCACTCAAAGTATTTGGCAGAATATGAACGAGCTGGGATTCCAGTGTTTAAGCCTTATAAATCGGAAATGGAACTGCAGGTGCGTACATATGGAGGCTTTGTAGTTAAATCTTTTCCGCTGGTACATGATATAGCATGCTATGGATTTTATATTGTAGAGCCGTCAATGGGGAGCCTTATATATGCCAGTGATACAGAGTATATAAAATGGCGGTTCAAAAATGCAAATCATATTCTGGTAGAAGCAAATTATGCGAAAGAGTTGTTATGTGATGTGGACACTGAGTCGGCAAAACGCGACCATGTACTCACTGGACATATGGAAATCGAAACAACTTGTGAATTTTTGAAAGCAAACAACAATCCGACCTTGAGGAACGTCGTGTTGTGTCATTTAAGCAGAAGTAACGCTGATGCTGAACAATTTAAAGCTAAGGCGCAAAAGGTCGTTAATTGCCCGGTTTATGTGGCGGATGAAGGCCTTGAGGTAGACTTGGATTTTCCGTTTTAAGAGAAAGATGACGGAATTGAAATCATAGGTAAAAAACAACTTGACCGGTCAGTTTTTATATATGTTATTTAATCAATTTATTTAGAGAAAGGATTTTATTATGACAAAAGTAAATTTAGAAGAATTTGCAGGCGGTGCTTTGCAGGAAAAGTTCGACAGAGCGTTCGAACAGGTGACGGAGAATATGCTTGATGTGAATACTCCATACAAGAATAAGCGTGTGATCACAATTAAAGTAGCACTCACTCAAAATGAGTTAAGAGATGATTCGGTAGCAGAGGTTTCCGTTGAGACAAAGCTCGCTCCGGCATCTCCGATTAAGACACAATTTGCATTGCAGCGCGATTTGGAAACCGGGAAAGTATTTGCGTCCGAATATGGTCCGGGAATTAAAGGACAGATGACCATTGAAGATTTGGCGAAAAAAGAGGAAATGATTGATGGCAAAGTGGTTGACACAGAAACTGGTGAAATTAAAGAGAACAAAGTAGTCGATTTAAGAACTGCAAAACAGGCATAAGGAGGATTCTATAATGATGGAAAGCGGATTAAAAGAACTGGTACAGTATGGAAATGAATTGGCGGAGCCAAATTTGGTTGAACGTATGGCAGTCACTTATTCAGATAAGAAATTATATCCGGTGGATGAAATGCGCCGGGCAGAAGCATTAGAGATGAGTACGTTAACAAGCCTTGTAGAGTATATCAAATCCAATACGGATAAATCTACGGATAAGATGATTGTGCAGGTTATATCACCATGTGAGGTGCGGTTGGTATCCGCCCTGGACGATGATCGAAAACGTGAGATTTTAGTTGATGTTAATGCTCAAATCCCTAATTTTGATTTTGGGAAGTATATGGGGCATGAGAGTTTTATTATTGCTCTTCAGTCGAAATTTATTCCAAACGGTGATAGTGAACTGCTTCTTAAATTCGCTGGAACTGTTGAAAATGGAACTGTAGCACAGTATGGGGATGATGGAGTAACACAGAAAGCTACAATTAAAACTGGCATAGCATCTAAGGGCGAGGCGGTTGTACCTAATCCAGTGAAATTAAGGCCATTCCGAACATTTATCGAAGTGGAGCAGCCTGAAAGTGCATTTGTGTTCCGGATGCGTCAGGACGAGATAAGCGGTGTAGGATGCGCAATTTTCGAAGCCGATGGAGGCGCATGGAAGAATGTAGCTATGAAAGCAATTAAAGAATATTTGCAGCAAGAACTTTCTGAATACCCGGCGTTTACGGTTATATCATAATAAATATTCCGGCAGTCAATCATTGACTGCCGGAGATTGGAGCGAAGACATGAATAAAACAATTTTAGTGGGTAGGTTGACAAGAGATCCAGAAGTTAGGTATTCACAGGGGGATAATTCAACTGCAGTTGCGAGATATACATTAGCTGTTGAACGCAGATTCAAGAGGGACAACGAACCTACAGCAGATTTTATCCCATGTGTAGCATTTGGGCGTACAGCTGAGTTTGCCGAAAAGTATTTTCGCCAGGGGATGCGCGTAGCTGTTTCCGGACGCATTCAGACTGGCAGCTACACGAACAAAGATGGTGTGAAAGTTTATACAACTGAAGTCATGATTGAGGAACATGAATTTGCGCAAAGCAAATCTGAAAACCAGCAAAATCAGAGTCAGAATACGGGACCAGCGCCGGAAGGTTCAGGAGACGGATTTATGAATATCCCTGACGGAATCAATGAACAGCTTCCGTTTGACTAAGGGCGGTGGTTAACTTTGGGAGACAGAAAACCATCTGAGATTATTCAGGACTTCATTGATTTATTGAATTATGCTAATGATATTTATAATGAATCCAAAAGCGAATGTGAACGACTTGACTCAATCGAGCGAGTCCGGAGTTGGCAGCACAAGTTCGAATTTGCAAAGGACAAGCAAGAAAGAAATAGGCTCGCAACTGCTCTTCACAAGGAAAGGCTTCAGAGGAGAAAGTTCAAAGATACCGTGGACTTATACATACATGTGCACAATTTCTCGAATTCTGAAAACAACAAAGCAGTTCTCAAACGGCTTGGAGGTATGCTGAATTTGCAAAAGCGGACAGAAGAGTATTTGGACAGCGACAGAGAATATAAGGCAGGTGATGACGATGATAGTGATAGAGGATAAAGGACAGCAGGATAAAAAACATGAACTTAAACATATTTATTTTGAATCCCATGGCATTTACTGGGAACGATATCCTCTCCCCTGTGGTGATTATATTCTCTGTACCGATAAGGTAATAGATGTAATTAAAAGAAAACAAAAACGGGGAATGGAACCAAAGAAAATGGATTTTCTGGGAACATATTCCATTTGCGTAGATACCAAAAAAGATATCCAGGAAATTATCGGTAATATTTGCGGAAAGGAGCATGCAAGATTCCGTGATGAATGCATTTTGGCTAAGAATAATGACATCCGTCTGTTAGTCCTTATTGAGAACGAAGATGGCATCAAATCCATAGATGATCTGCAAACTTGGGATAATCCTCGGCTACATATGAAAAAGTGGATTACAACACCATCTGGTGAGCGAAAAAGGGCATTGAAATATCCGACTGCAACAAAAGGCGCTTCATTGGCTAAGGCAATGAGAACGATGCAAAAAAAATATGGAGTGGAGTTTCTTTTCTGCCGACCGGAAGAATCCGGGAAACTAATCATCGACTTATTAAATATGAATACGGAGGAATAACATGGCAGGGAGACCTAAGAAGCGGATTGATTACGCCGGATGGTCTGTTGACATTTTCTCCAATGACACAAAGATAGATAAGCTTTTAGATGCTCAAGGATGGGTTGGATTTGGAATTTACTTTTACCTATGCCAGATGGCGTTTGGAAGCGAAGGATACTACTACGAATGGTGCTACGACTTATGTGCAACGACTGCAAGGAAGATGGGCGGGGGCGTTGGTGCCGGTACAGTAAAAGAAACTGTGGACTACTGCTTACAGATTGGTCTTTTTGATAAGAGGCTGTTTGATGGGTGGGGAGTGCTTACCAGTAAAGGTATCCAAAAAAGTTTTCTGTTGGTCCTTAAGAGCAAAAATCGTAAGGGAACGGAAATATATAGCGAACTGTGGTTGCTTGATAAAAATGGAAAAGATTATCAAGATGTAGTTTTTGTACGAAAAAATAAGCAGAAACTTGAAGTAAATGACGATTCACTAGGAGAGAATGACAATACGCTTGAAGTAAATGACGATTCACTAGGACAAAAGGATAGTAAAGTAAAGGATAATAAAGTAAATACAGTATCTAAAGATACTGTTCGTCAGACTGACGTCCGACGGTGTGTAGACGCTTGGAATAATTTAAAATCTTTCGGAATCAAACCAGTATCAAAATTGACATCCGGTACAAAGAGATATGACAGCTTAATCGCAAGAATAAAACAGTATGGTATCGATGATGTATTAAAAGCAATTGATAAAATCAAATATAGCAGTTTCCTTCAGGGACGGAGTAGTAACCGGCGTCAATGGACTATTACTTTTGATTGGTTTGTGCTTCCGAATAATTTTCCCAAAGTGCTGGATGGTAATTATGACGATGCGAATATCGTGGATCCAATACTTAAAAATACCAATACTGGAGGAGGTAGGCAAGGATGCTAAACGAAAAAGAGGTGCGAAAAGCAATTGCACTTATGAAGCCTGACAATCAGTTATTCGAGGTCAGGGTAATATATGGCAATAAACAGTTGTATAGCGGATATTTTCAGAATGCAGAGGCATTGGTACGTGGTTTTGACAAACTTAGAAATTTTGGAGACTGCAATATCTACATCACGCTTAACACGCTGAATGATGCGTGTTATGACAGAACTCAACGAGATAGATTTGAGAAAAACCCAAAAGCAACGACCAGTGACAATGATGTAACCGGATACGACTGGATGATGCTTGACCTTGACCCAATCAGGCCAACAGGAACATCTTCTACAGATGAACAGATCAAAAAGGCAAAGGCGAAAGGAAATCAGATCTATAAGTTCTTGAAAAACCTTGGTTTTAATGATCCTTTGTTTGGATTTAGTGGAAACGGTGTGCATTTACTGTACAGGGTATATCTTGACAAGTCTGAAGAAGTTACAGCGTTGATGAAGAAGTCTTTGAAAACATTAGATATGCTGTTCACGGACGCTGAGATAGGCGTAGACATGAAAAACTTCAATCCGGCGAGAGTTTGTAAGCTGTATGGCACATTGGCACAGAAAGGGGCAAATACGGACGTGAGACCGCATCGTATGAGTTATATCATCGGTAGCCCAGAGAACATTGAGGTAAATGACATCAAATATTTGCAGAAATTGTGCAATCTGTACCCAAAGGAAGAGAAGCCGCAGCGGTATAACAACTACCAGCCGCGGGAATTTGGTCTGGAAGAATGGATGAGTAAGTACGGACTTCGATATCGTAAGAGTAATTATTCCGATGGAGTGAAGTATATTTTGGATTGCTGCCCGTTCGACAGTAACCACAAGGGTAAGGATGCGTGTATCTTCCAGTCGCGCTCCGGTGCAATCGGGTTCCATTGCTTCCACAATTCTTGCGTAGATAAGACGTGGAAGGATGTTCGTATGTTATACGAACCAGATGCTTATGAAAAGCGGCAGCGCGAGTATGAACAGAGAATATACCAGAAACCGAATCGGTTTCAGGAAATAAAGAAAATTAAGATTGTGGAAGGCAGACCGATATTTTACACGGCGAAGGACATTCTGGATCTGCCAGTCCCTGATGAAACATTTATAAAAACAGGGATTACTGATATTGATAAAAAGATGCGTGGATTGAAAAAAGGCTATGTATCTGTAATCTCGGGATTGCGCGCATCTGGGAAAAGTTCTGTTATTTCTGAAATATGTTTGGATTGTGTTGAAACAAGAAATAATGCGGGCGTATTCTCGGGAGAACTATCACCGAAAAACTTTATGCGATGGATGAACCTGCAGGCGGCAGGAAAGGGATATGTCGAACCAACGCGGTTTGACGGATATTACAATGTGCGGAAGCAGTATCAGGCTGAAATAGCTGAATGGCTTGGAAATCATTTTTTTCTTTATAACAACGAGTACGGAAATAATTTTCCGGAGATCATGGAACAATTTGAGAAAAAGATTGATACTGACAAACTGGATCTGTTAATACTTGACAACTTGATGGCATTTAATATTTCAAGTCTAGGTGATAACAAGTGGGATGCGCAAACAGAATTCGTTTTAAGCCTCGAGCGAGTGGCAAAGCAAAAAAATGTACATATTGCTTTCGTAGCACACCCACGAAAAGCAATGGGTTTCCTGCGGTTGGATGATATATCTGGTACTGGGGACTTAGGTAATGCTGTGGATAATGCTTTCATTGTTCATCGAGTGAATAATGACTTTGTACGGCTAACAAAGCAGATGTTTGGTTGGAAAGACGATAATGAACTGTACAGAGCAACCAATGTAATTGAAATTGCCAAAGACCGTGATGGTGGGATTCAGGATTATTTTATCCCTCTGTTTTACGAGAAGGAGTCAAAGCGGCTTAAGAACTATGTGGCTGAAAATAAGTTGTACGGATGGAATAAACACGATGATGGATTTGTTCCCGTGGCAGAAGATATGGAATTAGTATTCGAATAGGAGATAAGCAATGGAAGGAAAAGTGGATATTCAGAAGCTACACAACTTAATAAAGGATATACAGAATAAAAACTGGAAAGCGTACACGAATTTCGTAAAATCAGGAAACATGGCGAAATATAATCAGGAAATGGATGAGATAGTGTCTGAGATATGTAATTTCACAGACAAGGATGTTGCTATAGTTGCTAAAGAGGCAAATGATTTTTTTATTTGCGGATGGTCAATTGTTGTAAGAAAGATGCTTATATCAATGCGAAAAGAAGGTGGTCAGAATTAGCTGGGCAGATAAAGAAATCAAGAAACATAAGATCACAATTTAGTTGAACAAGCCTTGAAGGACCCTCGTTTTAAAGAAGCACAAAAGAAGCAAGCGGATGAAGACATCAAAAGGGCTTTTGATAGCTTCCTTTTAATAAGTGTGGATTATCTATATAGGGAGTGTGATTATAACAAAGATCAGATCTTAGCCTATATGGAGTTTATAATAAGGCAACTTAAATTCGTGGAGACAGATGCAGATTATTTTTTATTACTTAACGAAGCACTGCTGGATGATATCGGGATTGATATTCTGAATAGTTCATTTAAGAAAGAGAGTGTAGATAAGAGTGTGTAAAAAGCAAAGTGTGTATACTCCATATTACGCAAAGATTCAGGACTTACTTTTTCAGGGGATGCCCATAAAAGAAGTTTGGCAATATATGCGAATATATTTTGGCGTGTACACAGACATAAATACATTTCGGCATTACATAAAAGTAAGTGGATTAGATTGGTTTATACCTATGTAGATTGTAAATTTAGGCGAAAGGAGAAAAGAGGTGCGCGCATAATACCCGGGTTCTCCTGGAAGAAAATGACGGAAGAAAGAAGTAAATTAATTGAAGATAATTTAATGTTTGCTTATTCTATGGCGAATAAGTTTTGTGGTGTCCCTATTGAGTATGATGATCTAATTGGTATTGCGAATTATGGATTAGTAAAAGCTGCACAAAAATTCGATTATGGAGCCGGTTACAGTTTTACAACTTATGCAGGAAAAGTGATCAGCAATGAGATCCTACAATTTTTACGCAAACAGAAAAAGCATCTGTATGTTCTTTCCCTGGAAGAACCCATACAAGATACGGAAAATATTACTTTAGAGGACACGATTGCGGATAAAGAGGATGGGTTTGGTGAAGTAGAGGCTATTATGGTCATTCAAAGTAGCATTGATTATCTAAATGATAGAGAGTTTTCTGCTGTTGCGCTTAGCATAGATTTGCCAGGGGTTAGTCAAGCACAGAGAGCAAAAAAGTTAGGGGTTAGCCAATCAATATATTCTAGGTATTTGAGTAGTGCTAAACGTAAAATACGAGCTTGTTTTTTTAAAATTTAAGAAAGGAAATTAGATTAGACATGAAACAAGAAATTCTGACAGTTCAAACAGATGACAGGGAACACTTCCAGGAGTGTATGGATGCTTACTTGGCGGAAGGGTATCGGGTGTCATCCACAAGCTGTACATTTGGATGGTATGCAGTTTTGATTAAAGATACTGATAATTAACATTTGCCAAAGGAGGATAAAGTTGAGAAAAGATTGCTTTAAAAATAAATATCAGAATGATATGACGGCATATGATCTAAATTGTGGTCGTATATACTGTCCTAAATGGAAAGGAAACTTAAAGAGATTGTTCCGCCGTATGGCAAGAAAACGGTTAAAAAGAGATTTGGACATTTAGGAGGAATAATTTGAAATATTTAGTAGTTTATATAGCTGGTATGAGTATGGGAAATGCAGTTGCTAATTTTAGACATTCCCCGCCGACGATAAAGGATATTAGAGATGCGGAAAAAGAAATAAGCAATATTATTGAATCTGAGTGGAATCCGATAATCGTCAATTGGATGGGAATTTCAGATGATTCTGATATTTAGACGGAGGAATTAATATTTAACGGAGGAAACGAAAATGGATATGTATAAAGAGATGTGCATACAGCAAGGATATGTACCACCCACTTGCACAATGGAAGGACAAATGTGTTTTTTGTTGGTTCAGAGTCAGGGAGATCCGTGTAAGGGATGTAATGCAGATAGGAATGAATGCAGAGGACGTAGTAGAGAGTGAATTAACATTTAGGAGGAAAAAGTCATGAATGAAGAGACATTGAAATATGCTGCAAAGCAGTTAGAGCAGTTACGAAAACCTGAGTTGGCTGGCAGGAGCCACGAAGAAAAGTATACAATTAACCAAATATTGGATGCAATAACTCAGGCAGATAAAGAGATAATAGTTGCTCTAACACATAAAGACCGGGAAATGCTTAAGGATATATTAAAAGATTTTTTGAATTAGGAAAGAGTACGGGAGCCGTACAAAGAATTTAAGAAACTGATAGGTAGATTGCAAAATTAAAATTCAAGGGAGAGATGAGAATGGATGGAAAATGTATGTATTGTGAACACTGTGACCTTATAACAGACAGTGACAATGATCTTAGATGGATATGCACGAAGGTCGAAAGCAGAAATTTCCTCACCGAGATTGACTTTGATGATTCTTGCGAAGAGTTCGAAACTGAAAGAAATGAAGAAGAGGATTGGGATCTGGATGAAGAGAATTAAGATTTAGGCAAAATCTAGAAAGGAATATATTATGTGGACTGATTTGAGTAGATTTAAGGTGATACATGGAGGCAAGGTGCTCAATGCGGTAGCTATAGCAGAAATAAGGATGCCGGAAGGAATG